ACCTGCTCTCCAAGCTGACTTGCAAGTAGATGACACAGGCAACACATTTGCTGGTTTGTTACACGGTCGTATCAAGGTTTACATTGACCCATACTTCGGTGGATACACAAGCAACCAAGAACTCGTAACCATCGGTTATAAGGGTTCTAGCCCATACGATGCTGGTTTGTTCTACTGCCCATACGTTCCATTACAGATGGTTCGTGCCGTAGACCAGTATACATTCCAACCAAAGATTGGCTTCAAGACACGTTATGGAATGGTATCAAATCCATTCGCAGAAGGTCTAGGCGCTGGCTTGGGTGGTTTGAATGCTCGTACCAACAAATACTATCGTATTTTCGGTGTCAAAAACTTGATGTAATCAAAAAGTTCTCGTTAAGAAGGACATTTCTAGAGACCTCTTCGGAGGTCTCTTTTTTTTGACCTAAATACTTGTATGAATGTACTAACTAGAACTCCCGAAAACACCAACTACCTACAACCTACAAAGTTTCTAATGACTTTCAGTAGGATACCTGACACGACATGGTTCTGCCAGTCTGTAAACATACCCGGAGTCAGCGTAGGACAGGCCCCAATCAATTTTCCAAGCGTAATGGTATACTCGCCTGGTAACCAAATATTATACAACAATTTCAGTATGAATTTTCTAGTGAATGAGAATGCTACATCATGGATTCAACTACACGATTGGTTCCGTTCCTTTGCATCACCAGACGGTACAGATGAACGGAATCTAAAGACTGCTTTACAAAATCAATATAATAATATGGCAAGTGATAAACAACAATATTCTGATGCCACATTAACGGTGTTGAGTGCTTTAAACAATCCAATTATCCGTGTAGAGTTTATCAATATGTTTCCGGTATCTTTATCGGATATCTTTTTTGACACAAAACAATCAGCTGACGATATAATTACGGCTGATGCCACATTTGTCTTTGACCAGTTTAAATTTATACCAGTTTAAGTAACATAAAGTCTTGCCATTTAACACCAAGTGTGTTAATATAGGAAATTGGTGTTAAACTATTGAAAATATTATGGAAAATCTAGAACAAGTATTAAAGTATTGGGAAAAAGATGCGGAAATGGATCAGACAGAACCTGGTAAAGAACTGCTTCGTATTCCTATTCTACACAACAAGTACCTCTCCATTTTAACCAAACATAAGATTGCAGCTAAAAAAGCACACTTTGATTATCTGCGTTTGCGGAAGATTAAGATTGATTATTATAATGGCAGATTAGACCAAGATGAATTAGAAACTCGTGGTTGGCAACCATTTCAGTTTGTATTGAAATCAGATATCGGTGCCTATTTGGAAGGTGATGATGATTTGATTAAGATGTTAGAGAAAAAAGTATATCATGAAGAATGTGTATCGGTCTTAGAATCGGTAATGAATGAATTGAAACAAAGAACATGGCAACTCCGTGATTTTATTGGTTGGGAAAAATTCATAGGCGGCCAATAATGAAAATTGATTTTTTACAAATGCCAATATTAATAGTTAAACATGAACAACACCAAGAAACAAAAAAAGAACTATTAAAAGAAATTGAATTATTAGGCAAAAACAGTTTAGTTGATAATAATGAACGTATATCTAATACAGACTGGCACATAAAATCCAAAAAAACTTATTTCAATATACTTTTACCAGTATTTACTCAAACATTAGTTAATCTAAAACACGGATTAAAACTAACAAGTATACCTGTTGAATACAATTTAAGATTAACAAATTTTTGGTATCAACAATATGAGCAAGGTGATTATCATGGTTGGCACGACCATTTAGATGCTTTTTATAGTAGTGTTTATTATGTAGAACTTCCAAAAAACGGTGCAAAAACAACCTTTATGATTTTAGGTAAAGAATATGAATTTGATGTTGAAGAAGGTGATATATTATCTTTTCCTGGAACTGCATTTCATTGTTCAAAACCAAACATATCCGAAGAAAAAAAAACTATTGTGTCATTCAACACAGACTTTGGTAAAAATTTTGTAGGAGGCCAATAATGTCTTTTCTTGTTGCAAACATACCACCTGTTAAATGTTTTGTTCGTAAAGAGTTTCTTTATAAAAAGAATGAGTGATTTAGTTATATCAAAAAAAGATGAGGTATATGCTAAGATAACTTGTGAGAAACATATCACAAAAGAGTTATCCGAATACTTTACTTTTTTTGTTCCTGGTTACCAGTTTGTTCCGGCCTATCGTAATCGAATTTGGGATGGAAAAATTCGTATGTTTAATTTACAGACGAATCAAATCTATCTTGGTTTATTACCATATATTGAATTGTTTTGTGAAGAAAGAAATTATAAATTTGATTATGGTGATCCAAGGCCCGATATTGAAGATGAATACTCAGTCTATCATGCCAAAAAGTTTATTGATTCATTAAACATTCATGCTCGTGGTGAACCAATTGAAATACGGGAACACCAAATAGATGCCTATATTCATGCCATGCAGAAACGCCGAGCGTTGTTGGTATCACCAACGGCATCTGGTAAATCTCTTATCATCTATCTAATCTTCCGTCAGTTACATCAATATCAAAACCTCAAAGGCCTTATCATTGTTCCTACAACATCTTTAGTTGAACAACTATACTCAGACTTTGGTGATTATAACAACGGTGAAATGACCAATGTTCATCGCATTTACCAAGGCAAAGAAAAAGATACTGATAAACCACTTACCATTTCTACATGGCAATCTCTATATAAACTTCCAAAAGAATACTTTCACCAGTTTGATTATATCATTGGTGATGAGGCACATCTATTCAAAGCACAATCATTAACAACAATACTTACGTCCTGTGTCAACGCTAAATATAGAATAGGTCTTACAGGCACATTAGACGGCACTAAAACACACAAACTTGTATTAGAAGGTTTGTTTGGTTCAGTCAAAAAGGTAATCACCACAAGAGAACTAATTGATAAACAGCAAGTTTCAGATTTTGAAATTAAATGTTTAGTTCTCAAACATGACGATGAAATTTGCCTACAGATAAAAGATAAAACTTACCAAGAAGAAATACAGTATCTTATTTCAAACGAAAATCGAAATAAATTCATTAAGAATCTTGCAGTTAGCTTAGGTAATAATACATTAATATTATATCAAATGGTTGACAAGCATGGTCAAATCCTGTATGATATGATAAGAGAAACCAAGAATATTGGTGATAGAAAAGTATTCTTTGTTCATGGTGGTGTAGATGCCAATGACAGAGAAGAAATACGAAGAATAATGGAGATAGAAAACGATGCGATTGTTGTTGCTTCTTTTGGTACTTTTAGCACTGGTATCAATATTAGAAACTTGCATAATATCATTTTTGCCAGTCCAAGCAAATCAAGAGTGCGAAATCTACAATCAATCGGTCGTGGACTGCGGCAGTCAGAAGGAAAAGAAAAAGCCATACTCTACGACATTGCAGATGATTTAAGATATAAGAAACATATGAATTTTACATTAAAGCATTTTGTTGAACGAGTTAAGATTTATACGGAAGAGAAGTTCCCATTCAAAATATATAAAATAGGACTAAAAAAATGAATACAATAAAAATAGTTCGCTTAAAGAATGGTGAAGATATCATTGGTAATTTAAGTGATAATACCAATGGAGATTATGAAATCTCTGAACCTATGTCGGTATCGTTGGTACAAAAAGGCCATGAGAGTGGATTGGTCATGTCACATTGGTTACCAGTTCAACTGATTAAAAAGAATGAAATCAAAATAAATTCTCGTGATGTGCTTACAATGTTTGAACCAAATGATGAGTTTGCTGAATACTATATAAACACCGTGGAAAAAATTAAAGACTTATTGAAAGCTAAGAATTTGGCAGATTCAATGACAGATGAAGAAATTGAAGATATTATGGATGCTCTAGAGGATGGTGATGGCCAAACACTACATTGATTTAAATATTAACTTCATAGGGGAACACCGAGAACTATACACTCTGTCAAGCCCTTTGTCAACAACTTTTAATGGTATATTTTATGGCTAAGCAAAAACACTACATCAATAACGAAGATTTCCTCAAGGCTCTTGTAGATTATAAAGAGTCTTGTAATCTGGCAAAGAAAGAAAAGAAATCACCTCCAGCAATTCCAAACTACATTGGTGAATGCTTTATGAAGATAGCTGAAGGCTTATCACATAAACCTAACTTCATTAACTATACCTATCGTGATGAAATGATATCAGATGGTATTGAGAACTGCTTACAATACTTTGATAACTTTGACCCAGCCAAATCAAAGAATCCATTTGCTTACTTTACTCAAATTATCTATTTTGCCTTTTTACGAAGAATCTCTAAAGAGAAGAAACAACTGTATGTTAAGTATAAGGCTACAGAACAAATGGGCATACTAGATGAATTTGAACTGATGGAGTTTGAAGATGGTACTTCTAGACAGTTTGAATTATACGATAACATTGCAGAGTTCATTGAAACATATGAAGATGCTAAAAAGGTAAAGAAGGACATTGCAACGGCAAAGAAAACAAAAGGGCTTGAAAAGTTTTTAGGAGAATGATATAATGTATAAAGTAAATTATTATTCAACAGAAAAAAAAGATGTTGTATTTTCTAAATGGTTTAAAACACTTAAAGAATCAACTGTTTTTGTTAATTCATTAGAAGTACCACAATTATTGATTGAGATTAAATATTATAATCCAAATGATCCGGATCAACCACATCCACCTGACACACCAATTTAAACAAGTAACTTTATTATGAAAATTGCGATTATAACTGACCAACATTTTGGTGCTCGTAACGATTCGATTCATTTCTTAGATTATTATGAAAGATTCTATTCTGGCACTTTCTTTCCAACTATTGAAGAACATGGCATTGATACTGTTCTTATTTTGGGTGATACATTTGACCGTAGAAAATATGTAAACTTTTTTACACTTAAACGTGCAAGAGAGATGTTCTTTGATAAGTTATATGACAAAGGCATTCAAGTGCATATGTTGGCTGGTAACCATGATACTTATTTTAAAAATACCAATGATGTGAATTCGGTTGATTTGTTATTACAAGAGTATAGTAACATCAATGTCATTTCATCTCCACAAACAATTCATTTAAATTATAGTGATGAGAGTTGTGATATCTGCATGATTCCTTGGATTTGTCCAGAGAATTACAATAATAGCTTGGCAGAAATACAAAACACATCGGCAACCATTTGTATGGGACATTTTGAAATTGCCGGCTTTGCCATGTATCGTGGTATGCCAAGTCAGGAAGGATTAAGTCGTGAGTTATTCAGAAAGTTTGATTTTACTTTTAGCGGTCACTATCATCATAGGAGTTCAGCTGACGGTATTCACTATCTTGGAAACCCGTATGAACTTACTTGGCAAGATTATAATGATACTAGAGGTTTTCATATTTTTGACCTTGGCAGTCGTGACCTTACTTTCATAAAAAATCCAAATGTTATGTTCCACAAAATCACATATGATGATAAAGTGGAATCAATTACCGAGATTACCAATAAAGATTTAAGCAAGTATACCAATACCTATGTTAAAGTGGTGGTAATCAACAAAACAAACCCCTATCTGTTTGACAAGATGATGAACAATCTGTATAATGTAAATCCTGTTGATATTACCATTGCCGAGGACTTTACTGACTTGACAGAAGGTGTAGATGATGATATGATTGACCAAGCAGAAGATACTATCACAATTATTAATAAGTTTGTAGACGGTATTCAAGAAGAACACATTGACAATGAAAAGCTGAAAACAGTAATGCGTGAATTATATGTTGAGGCATTGAACCAAGAACAGGCATGATTAAATTTGAAAAAGTCCGTTGGAAGAATTTTCTTTCAACAGGATTAAACTTTACTGAAATCAATCTAATCAAATCACCAAACACACTCATCATTGGCAACAATGGTGCAGGCAAATCTACGATACTAGATGCTCTGTGTTTTGGTCTCTTTGGTAAACCATTCCGTAAAATCAATAAACCACAGTTGCCAAACTCTATCAATCAAGCCGATTGTGTTGTTGAAATTGAATTTTCTATTGGTAAAAAACAATACAAGGTGGTTCGTGGTATCAAACCAAATACATTTGAAGTATATTGTAATGGCATAATGGTTGACCAAGATGCCAAAGCAAAAGATTATCAAGAACATTTAGAAAAGTTTATTCTCAAATTAAATTATAAATCATTTACTCAAGTGGTGATACTTGGTTCGGCTTCGTTTGTTCCATTTATGCAGTTATCACCAGCAGACAGACGAGCAATCATTGAGGACTTATTAGACATTCAAATCTTTTCATCAATGAATGGTGTGGTCAAAGAGAAGATGGCTGTCATTAAAGATACCTCTACCAAAAACAAATATGAAATGGATTTGACATCTGAGAAGATTAACTTTCAGAAACAAAGTATTGAAGAACACCGTAAGCATAATGATGCTGAGATTGAAAAGAAACAAAAAGATATTACTGATTCAGAAGAACAGGTTAAAAAGTTAAACAAAGACATTGTATTGATTCAGAAACACATTGATGTGTTGAATAGTAAGATATCGGATCAAATGGCCATGCAAAAAAAGAGTGGCAAACTGGTTCAATTAGAATCTAAACTAGAATCTCGTTTAAAGAAGATTGAAAAAGAAGTTGGATTCTATCATGATAATAGTGATTGTCCTACTTGCAAACAAGATATTGAACAAGAATTCAGAGAACAACAAATCACCACATTGAACAATACTAAAGTTGAAGTCAATGATGCACTAACGGATATTGCAAAACAAATTGCTGAAACAAGTGATAGAATTGATGCTATACAAAAGATACTACAACACATACAGGCACATAATAACGAAGTTGTAAAACATAATTCTACCATTACAGCCGTCAATAGTTTTATTAGTAAATTACAAAATGAAATTAATGAATTATCCAATCGAAAAGATAACTTAGAAGAAGAAAATGCCAAGTTAAAAGAACTTAAAACAGAACTGGCTGCTTTGGTTACTAAACAAGAACAATTGTCATCAGAGAAACAATACTATGAGTTTGCCGGTAATCTATTAAAAGATACTGGTATTAAAACCAAGATTATACGTCAATACTTACCTATCATGAATAAATTGATTAATAAGTATTTGACCGCCATGGATTTCTTTGTGAACTTCAATATCAATGAATCGTTTGAAGAAACAATCAAATCAAGGCACCGTGACGAGTTTAGTTATGCCAATTTCTCAGAAGGTGAGAAGATGCGTATTGATTTGGCGCTATTGTTTACATGGCGACAGATTGCCAAATTAAAAAACAGTACTAATACCAATCTACTGATTCTTGATGAAGTATTCGATTCATCTTTAGATGGTGTTGGCACAGAGGAGTTTTTAAAGTTGATTCATGAGATGGGTAATGACACGAACATATTTGTTATATCTCATAAAGGTGACCAGTTGTTTGATAAATTCAGGTCAATTATTAAATTTGAAAAGAAAAATAATTTTAGTCAGGTAGCAAAATAAAATGCCAGAAAATTTAGATTCCAAAAAACTTGAAAGAATAAAAATGATAATGGTGGACATAGATGAAATTATTGCAGTTAAACAATATGAAATTATTGATGTTTTAAATGCGGTATCTATGTTTTCTGTTTCTCTTGCAGTTAATTTTGATTTGGATAAGGAAACATATTTGCGAGATTTGTCTATTATGTTTGACCAAAAAAGAAACGCTCTAGCTAAATGAAGGAATAAAAATGAGTGATACGATTGTATTTAATACAGAAGCAGCATTAAAAAATGAACCGATTATGTATGAGGTGAAAACCTTTGCATTAGTACCAGAAAATCATACACTTCTTCACGAGGTTTTACCTGAGTTCGATTTCAGTAATCCTCCTGTAAATCCAAATGAGTTTGCTTCTACATTGGTAGAAACTTGTAAAAAACATAAAGGTTATGGACTATCTGCCAATCAATGTGGATTTAAACATAGAGTATTTGTGATGGGTGCTGGTGAAGAATATGTGGCATTCTTTAATCCAAAAGTTATTTCCTTGTCGGATGAAATGGCATTGATGGATGAAGGTTGCCTTTCTTATCCTTTACTTACATTAAAGATTAGTAGGCCAAAAGAGATTATGGTTGAATACCAAGACTTTAATGGTGAACTTAGGAATACCAAATTAGTTGGTATATCTGCTCGTTGTTTTCTCCACGAGCTTGACCATATGAATGGAATCGTGTATACTAGCCGTGTTAAACCTTTAGCATTTCAAATGGCCATGAAGAAAAGAGATAAACTCTTTAAGATGCTGGACAAAATGAAAAAAAACTTGAGTAAGATTAAAAAATAATGGCAACACCAATAGAATTCGTTGAAAAACAATGGCAAGCTTGGCAAGAGAAAAATCCTGCCGAACAATTTGAACACATTGATGAAGATAATATGAAAGAAGTCCTCATTAAGGACTTAACATATGCTTCTCAAATGGATGTTCGTGAATATACTTTATATCAAAAGTGGTGTGAAGTTAAAGAAAGATATCCTGTCCATGAAGTTTCCACTTTGTTTGGTGAAGAAATTCAAATGGTATATCCTGAACAAGAAGAAATGATTAATGATGTTAAATCTAAATTCTGGATGCCAAAAGAACCTGATGATTTTGAAAAATTAAAACCAGTTATGGTTCTTTCAAATGGACCTGAAGCGGAGAGATGGAATGCCATTCGTACATTCTCGTCTACAATGAAAAACAATTCCAATATTGGCCGTAATTTGTTTTACATTCTTACCGATGAAACATCAGGAAAATATCTTGGTGTTATCTGTATCTCCTCAGACTTCCTGGACTTGACTCCGAGAGATAATGCAATCGGATGGTCGAGAGATGTTAAGACACAGCAACACATGATTAATCACACGGCAATTGGTTCTACCATCGTTCCGTTACAACCACTAGGTTTTAATTACATGGGTGGTAAATTATTGGCATTGATGTGTTTATCTGACACCGTTCAGAAAGATTGGAAAAGGCAGTATGGTGATGTCCTTGCTGGAGTTACCACAACATCATTATATGGCAAAACTAAAGCTGGTGGTCTATCACAGTATGATGGACTTGAACATTGGACACCAATGGGATTCTCATCAGGTTCGGTTGCGTTTGAACCATCAAGAGCAACCAAAAGAATTGTATTTGATTGGATTAAAGAGAAACATACTCGTAAATATTTTGAATGGTGGGAAGCCAAGAATACACAAGGCTTGCCACTCAAGCGTGACCACAAGAATCGTTCATTAAACTTTGCTTATTCTAAACTACAGATACCAAAAGAATTGATTCGTACCGAACATCAGAGAGGTATCTATTTTAGTCCTCTCTATAATAATACTAATGAATTTCTCCGTAAAGAGATTACAGAAGATAAACTGGTAAAATCATTTGATACCAGTGAAGAAGCTTTGAGTAATATTTGGAAAACCAAATATGCCAAAGGTCGAATTAGGCAATTACAGAAAAAGGGTAATGTTTCATATGAAACACTTTTCTATGATGACCTAATTTACTTGTCTTGGGAAGAAACCAAGGCCAAATATTTGCCACAAGTTGGCAGATAAACAAGTATACCACAAATATGCTTGACACACACACATATATAATGTTATGATGTGATTACTTGCAACAAGCAAGGTTATTTTATTAACTTACTATGGAGTTTTATATGAAGAAGCAATTATCAGCCAAACAAAAGATTCTCAATTATTTGAGCAAATCTGAAGGTTACAACACTTTAACTGTAGCACAAGCTCGTGCTCGTTTTGGTATTCAAAACGTATCTGCTCGTGTTGATGAGTTACGTCAAGAAGGTCACTGCATTTACACCAACACAGTTCGCCGTGGTGATGGTACAAAAGTTCGTGCCTATCGTATGGGTAAACCAACCAAATCTATGGTTCGTGCAGCCTTATCTGCTGGTTACACTTTTAACTAAGCTATCGCTTATCAGGGGAGTTCGTTTAATAACGTAACTCCCTTTTTTTATTTTCGGAGAACAAATGGAAATTTCAATTAAAAAAGAAGAACTACAAAAAAAGAGCCTGTTTGTAGCAACACCAATGTATGGTGGTATGAACCACGGTCTGTATATGAAATCTTGTTTAGATTTACAAGGCCTTTGTATGCAATATGGTGTACAGATTAAATTTTCATTTCTTTTCAATGAATCGTTAATCACTCGTGCAAGAAATTATTTGGTCGATGAATTTATTCATCGTTCAGAATGTACACATATGTTGTTCTTAGATTCAGACATTTCATTTAATCCACAAGATGTAATTGCTTTACTTGCACTTGATAAAGAAGTTGCGGGTGGTCCTTATCCAAAGAAAGCAATTAAGTGGAAATCTGTTAAAAAAGCAGTTGAAAGAAAACCAGATATTGATCCACAAACACTAGAGAAAGTTACTGGTGATTATGTGTTTAATCCTGTTAAAGGTACTGCACAGTTCTCAGTTACAGAACCACTTGAAGTATTAGAAATTGGTACTGGATTTATGATGATTCGCCGTGAAGTGTTTGCCAAAATGGAAGAAGCATATCCAATGATTCGTTATAAACCAGACCATGTTGGCCAAGCCAATTTTGATGGCACACGATACATTCATGCTTTCTTTGATACAGTCATTGATACAAAAGATAGTATCGTTGGTGGCGGTTCAGACCGTTATCTATCAGAAGATTATATGTTCTGTCAGATGTGGCGTAAGATTGGTGGTTCAATTTGGTTATGTCCTTGGATGAAAACATCACATATCGGCACATATCATTTCCAAGGAGATATGCCTGCTGTGGCTAATTTTGTTGGAGAAATGTAATGAAAAGATACGGTACAACCAAAAATATGAAAGAATATGGTTCAACAAAAGATGTTGTTGAAGCATCTCAAAATGCAACCACGGGTGGCCGTAAGTTTGATGGTGGTAAATTACAGTATGGTTTAATTCCACCACTAGCACTCAAAGCAACAGTAGAAATTCTTACCTTTGGTGCAGAGAAGTATGAACCAGATAATTGGAAATTTGTTCCTGATTCTAAGCGTAGGTACTTTGATGCCATGCAACGGCATCTTTGGGCTTGGAAAGAAGGAGAGATTAATGACACGGAGTCTGGTAAACACCACTTGGCTCACGCCATGTGTTGCCTAATGTTTTTGTATGAACATGATGTTAAGTATTCCAAAGAATAACTTGACAAATGTTTTTGAACGTAGTATTATTAAATTTTACATGATGGAGATTTAAATGAAATTATCAAAAGATACACTTGATGTATTAAAAAACTTTGCCTCAATTAATTCTGGTATGGAATTTAAAAAAGGTAATACGATTCGTACCATGTCCTCTGGCAAAACTGTTCTTGCCAAAGCATCCTTAAAAGATGAGTTCCCACAAGACTTTTGTGTTTATGATTTGAATCAATTCCTTTCGGTTCATTCAATGTTTGATAACACAGAAATCGATTTTGATGATAAGAATGTTATTTTCAAATTTGGTCCAAAGAAGTCGACCACTTATCGTAAAACAGTCAAAGAAATGATTGTCACAGCACCAGACAAAGAACTCTCTTTGCCGTCAGTTGATATTGCTTTTTCTTTAACAAAAGAAGATTTGGCTGATTTATTAAAGAGTGCTTCCATTCTACAATCTCCACACATTGCCGTATTATCAAAAGATGATAAAATTGTCTTAACAACCTTTAATGCAAAAGATGATTCTGCTCACACAAATCATATTGAAGTGGGTAGTGGTAACGGAAAGAAATTTAAGATGGTGTTCTTAACTGAAAATCTTAAAATGATTCCTGGTGCTTATGATGTTGAGATTTCATCTAAAGGCCTTGCCTCATTTAAAAACAAATCTGTTGATATCCAATATTGGATTGCAACTGAATCTAAAGAATCTAAATTTGAAGGATAATTATGTTAGTATATTTTACTGATGCAACCAATCAAAACAGAGTCGCTGTCAATCCAAAATATGTTGTAGTTGTTTTTGTTTTACCTGACGGAGATATGAAAGGAAAAACTGTTATTGGATTAACAACAGGTAACATTCTTGTAGAAGAATCACA